AACTTCTTCAATTTGTTTTTGTTCTACAGCTTGTTGTTCTTTTAATTCTTCAAGTAAAGACATTATTTTTCTCTTTCTTCTAAAAATCTAATAACAGCATTTTTTGTTGCATCATCGCCATTATTGTAAATAGCTTTTAACTCTGCATCGCTTTTATTAGAAAAATCACCTGCTACTATAGAATCAAAAATTGAATCAAAAGTTAATGCTTTTTGTTCATAACCCTCTAAAGTTCCTTTTTCTCTATAATGTGCAATCATGGCTTCTTTGCTAGAAGCAGCACCCTCAATAGTTTTTAATAATCTTTCTAGTCTTTTAACATTTTCTGCTTCAGGTAATCTTTGGTCAAATGCAGCAGCTACTAATCTATCTCCTTCTCTTTCCGTAAATTGTGCGCCTAATTTTTCTCTTAAAGATTGAAAAACAATATCTCTTATATCACCAATAAACGATAAAGCTGCTGGGTTAGCAAATGATTGTATGGACTCAGGCGTGTTACCAATAACAGGCCCAGATACATTCAATTCTCCACTTTTTAATATTCTAATTTTATCGTTTAGATTTTTTATGTTAGCTTGTATTTGTGCTTGACCACCACCTAAATAATCTACAGCATCTTTTCCAAATGCTTTATCTATTTCCATTTGTATGGGAGGAACAACAACTCCACCTTGTTGTCCTTTTTTCTTAGATCTCTCTAATCCTTCAATAGACTCTTCATCTAATCTTTTAAGTTGTAAATATACTTTTTTATCTTCTGGACTCAAAGACTGATAATAATTATAGTTATCAATATCTGCTGTGCTGCTTCTTTTGCTTGTATCAGAAAAACCAAACAACCTATTCATTTCAATCATATTAGCTTTATCAGGGTTGTTTTCTATAAATTTATCTTGAAGGTTTTTAAGATCTGCCTTTCTCTTAGCATCTTCTTCATCTAACATTCTTTGTCTTATAGTATTTTGTGCTTGTTCAACTCTTTGTGGGTTGCCAGATTGCCTTGCGCCAATAAGATTCATAACTTCACCAAACTTTTGCAATCCTTGTGCTTGCATTTTTCTTTTATCGCCTTTAGCTAAGTTTGAAAACTGATCGGTTGGCATACGATTGTCCATACCAAATTGACCAAAAGCACTTCCTAGTTTTTGAAATATATTTGCCATTTATAAAGCTCCGTAATTTACTGTTAAGTAACCGCTTTCGTGTTTAGATACTGCATTAGGTATATGTGCAACTTCCTGTGCAATAACACCAATCTCAGGAGTGTTAATGCCAAGTTTTTTAGCAACATTATTCCAAGTCCATGTGTAAACATTATGTCCTTTAGACTTTCCAACAAGTGTGATGTTGTCTTTTAATTTTTTATCAGAAAATAAACCTATGACTGACCCTATAGCACCTGCAGTATTTCCTATCTGCTCAAAAGTTCCAGGTTTATATCCTTCTGTTACAGATTTATCTCCAGGCAAGGCACTAACACCTTGTGCCAATAAGCCAAGTTGTTGTGGGCCGTAACCGATAGCTCGTAAGAATTCGTTGTAACCAGCATCCATACCTCTTTGTTGTAGTCCTTGTTGTTGACCACCTATGCCAGAAAGTAAACCTAAGTTTCTGTATTGGTCGCTTAATTGGTTGCCAAGTAAACCAGCTTGGAACTGTCTGTTTTGCATATCCAATCCTGGTTGCATAAAGGCTGCTCTGTTTTGTGCATCCATGTTAGCCATACCAAACTGATTGCCGTAACCAGCATTAGCCATTGCTACTTGTCTGTCTGCATCTGCCATTGTTTGTTGTGCTGAGAAATCTCTGCCTATGTCTTGACCAGCTAATCCAGTTGCTCTGTCAAAACCTTGTGATCGTAAGTTGGCTGCAATGTTGCCAGCTCTGTCTGCAAAGTTTCTATTTGTTTCTGCCTCTAGTAATGCTGAACGAGAACCACCAAATGCACCTCTGCCGATTGCTGCATCTTGGTCTGATTGTATTTGCATCTGTCTTGCACGGTTTAAATCACCAAGAGTGTTATCTATAACTTGTGATTGAAAAGGGTTTTGGTATGCGTTTAGGTCTGTGCTTAATAATGATTGTGGTCTTATATCTCTTATATCACCACGATTGATGTCTGTTGCAGAACCAGTAACAGGTGATACAGTTGGTGCTGATTGATTTGCTAAATTGTTTAATCCTTGTCTAGGATCAAACTGCATGGATTGACCAAACATATTTCTAGTTGCATCAAAGGTTTGTAATTGGTCTGGGTTAAATCCTGCTACCCTTGAACCTGTGTAAGGTACAAACGGTTGTTGTGCTATGCTTTTTGCCTTTCCATAAAGGTCTTGGAACATTGCCATTTGTTGAGGATCAGTCGCTTGTGTTGTTGTGGTTTTTCCTTTACTCATAATTCTTTTTTCACTAAATATTCTTGTTCAAAGCCAAGATGTTTAAGTTTTCTTAGCCAACCTTTACGGCCGCCACCAAAAATTCTTTTACAGCCAAAGTGTTTTGCAAACTGTTCAATGCTAGGAAGCATTAATTGTAGTTCTTCAAATTTGCCTCCAAGGAAAAGTATGTTTAATACTTTGACTCTTGGAAACTCTACAATCTCAGTTATCATTACTGAGTCTTTACCAGGCCATAAATGAAACATTCCCAACCTGATTTTTTCTTTAATATCACTTAAATTATACATATCTTGGTGCTTTAATGCACGAATAATATGCTCCTCTAACCTTTCAAACTCTATTTCCCAATCTTGTTTAGACTGTTGTTGCGGTTGAGAGGTTTCCTGAGTTGTCGACACTAACCTTATATTTTGTTCCATTTGGACTTATTAATACTAATTCAGTAGCATCCCCGCCACCTACTAGTATTCTTTCTCCTTTGTTAAAAGTAATACCTGTTTGATATTCTATCTCTGCTATTAAATAATTCAGATAGTTTTTATCGTAATCTTCACTAGGTCTAGTTAGCGTTTTTCTTGCCACTATCTACGACCTCTGTTTCTTAAATTTAATCTTATGTTACCAACTTGGAATGTTTGTGCGGTTGATCCTGTTACAGTCATCTGTACTTGTCTTGCTGTAAACCTTGCATCCGTGTAGCCATCATTCTCAAATGTAAAGCTACCAAAGTCTGTTTCACTTCCTAATGGTGTAAATCTGCCCTTAAAACTAATTGTAACGCCTGGTAAGGTGTTTGCTTCTTCATCTGGTAGTATTTGGTTACATTGCACATAATTGTCGCCATTGCCAATCTCTATTGGCCCAGATGTTGCGTAAGGAACTGCGCTACCTAAGTTTTCTGAATTACTTAATGTTGTGCTTTCGTGTTGATACACATTGCCTAAACTGTCGCAAGCTATTGGGAAATCAAATACACCTTGGTCAATCCAACAACCTCTGTCCATAGAACCAATGCTCCATACATTGTCAACATAGTTCCAAATGACATATTTGTTTGGTGTTTGTGCATCATCGCCTTCTGGATAAAACCAAATAATTTCATTAAAGTTGGAGTTGTGTCCACCACAAGCAATACGCCTATATTGATATTTTATGTTGTCAAATACATGGTCATGCACATCGCATTTAATTTCTTTGACAGAACCATCAAATACAAAGAAAGAGTTTTCACCCATCCATGATAAAAAGTTACCAGCAGAAACTATAGTTCTTGGAGATGCAGCCTTACAGTTAGTACCAGCATCTTGTATGCCGTATATAAAAGGAGAACCTGTGTAATACATTCTTGCAATACCTGTGTCTGTAAAGATAATAATGTCTGTTTGCCACTTAACTGCACTTAGTATTCTTCCGCCTGTTGGTATTTGTAAATCACCAGCTGTATTAGTTGCTGCGGCTGTCCAGGTTGTGCTTGCCTCTCTTGATGACCATTGTACCTTTCTAGGATCTCCGCCTGCACCTAAAGCTAAGACATGGCGTTCATTGGTTACCAATACACCAGAACAACCAGTAGGAGAGTTGGTTAGCTGTGAGCCTATTGTTGATGGTGCTGAGGGCGACCATTTATAAATCTTGCCATCACTTGCACAACAAAAAAGTAAATCTTCTCCAAAGTTAGCAAACGACCAAGATTTAGAATCAAAGAATAAACCAGACTGTGATCTAGCATCGCCGTAATCTTCTACATTGTAATGATAAGCACCATAACCAAGCGGATCGGTTGATGCATCTGATACAAAGCCAGATGGTGTAATGTCGTACCAAGTACCATCATGGTTGACATAAATCTTTTGTCTTGTGCCAACGGCTAAAACCTTTTTACCAGAATTGGTAATGTAGGCAAACATACCTGTTGGAGTGCCTGTTAATGCTGTATTCCTGATTTTTTCCCACCCACCTATAGGGCGTAAGTAACCGTTTTGAAAACGCACTAAGTCGCTGTCAACCCAGCGACCTTTGTTTGCATAATCAGTTCCGTTAGTTACAACACCAGCGGGAGGAGTTACAGGCAAAAGGGCCATTTTAACTATTTGATGTTATGTATGCTTTGCCAGTTGTAATAGCTGTATTGCAAGTATCTTTTTTGCTATTGGAAGAATCAACAACATTTGGTGTGTCATCATCACTATC